ATAATCTTTTTGAAATGATAAAGATTGTAAAAAAATATAAACATAGGCCTCAGATATTAACAAATGGTCTTAAATTGGGACAAGAGGACTATGTAATTAAATTAAAAGAATCTGGTTTAAACTTTTTAGGTTTAAGTATGAATGGTGGTTTAGATGATGATGTTTATAAAAGATTTGATAATGGTAAATATGCTAAATTAAAATCAAGAGCATTAGAATATTGTGTTAAACACAAAATAGTGCCACATATTAATATTATATTAGACCCAACAAATTTACATATTATTAAGCCTTTATATAATAAGGTTATTGAGTTGTGTGATAAATATAATAGACGAGTAGGTATTAATTATCCATTGACCTTTAGAATAAAATCAATAGCGAAAATGGGCAATTACTTAGATACACATACTTTCAGTATGGAAGAATTGATGAAAATTGCTAAAGATAACTTTGGTAAAGATTTACAATTTAATTTTGAGATAGACGGCCTACAAGAAAAAAGTTCATGTATGTATTCTTTTGATACACCAGTCGGCAAAATGGGTGGTAAGATTACAGATTGGACAATAGATGATGACGGTATACCTTTATCTGATAGTCAGAGAAGAGGTATCTTAACTGAAGAAGGAATGATTATGCCATTCTTTGAGTATTATGGAGATGAAGTTAATGAAAAAAAGAAATGAATTACCAAACTTTTATAAAGTGCCACATATTAATGTGGATACTGAAAAGTTATTAAATTGTTTTAAAGATTTAAATAAAGACGAACACGACCAGTTGTATTACAAATGTGGTGTACATTACACCAATGATGAATATAAACAAATGTATGTTACCTATCCTACAGGTGATGAAAAAATTAGAGATAGAGCTGACGAAAGACTGTACACTAATTTACAAGAAGAATTTAAAGGAACATATGTTGAAGAAGTTTTAAATATGTTCAAATCACCATATACTAGAACAAGATTGGTTGTCAAAAAACCAGGTGCATATATTTTACCACACATTGATTATGATACTCGTTATAGTGTTAGATATTTTATTACTTTAAAAACTAATCCTTGGAGTTATGTTGCTATAAAAAGAAAAGGTGAGGAAATGCCAGAAATCAAACATTTGCCAGCAGACGGTACTGCTTACTTTGTAAATGTTGGTCAATTACACTCTGCTTGGAATTTTGGTAAAGAAGACCATATTAGTTTAATTGTATCTGTAAACGGTCAGGATGATTTAGAGAATGTTGATAGAGAATATAATAAATGATAAAGAAAGAATATTAAGATTAACTCATCAAGCTAGTCAAGATACTCACAAAAACGCCAGCAATTATAAAAATTTTGAAAAGAGATTAGATAATACCATTGCTTTTCATGTTGCATATTTCGTAGATGTTCCTGTGGCATTTGCAGCCATGTATCAATCTCCTAAGTGGCCTTCAAATATAGTTAGAATTTGTGATAGAACATTTTACTTTAAAGAAGCTAGAACAAGTGCAATGTCTTTTTGGAATAACAAAGAGATTAAAGCCACAGCTTCAAAATACTTTATACCTGAACAAACAAAATTAGCATTAAAGGACAACTTAACACCATTTTATTCTATTGAAAAAATTAGTAGAAGAAAAGCATTAATTAGACAAGTCGAGTTAGTCAATCAATATTATGACTTTAAATATTATGTATTACCTGGAATGTACTGGACTTGTAACAGTCCTGTAGGAGACAATGAAAATTGTTGGCAAAGTGTTGCTACATTAGAAAGTTCTATAACAGATATTAAACTTCCTAGTAAATCTTTATCTTACTTTATTAACCGTAAGTTTTAGTGACAGTAATGTTGTTATTTGTATTGTGTACAGATTGACTAGATTTAAAAGCTTGCATAACAGATTCATTTTCAAGTTCTAAAGACCTAGGTTGATTATCAAAAGTAATCGTATATCTTTTGGTTAAACCATCAATATCTTCTTCAACTAAAGATGTAATCTTACCGGCTGCTTTATAATCATTAATTACATTAGTTACATCAGCAGGCTCAGGATACCAGTCGACCAATGGGTCTTCTTTAGAATATGTTAAAATAATTGTAAAAGCCATAATTGTTCCCTTTCTTCTATTTATATTTGGTAAATATGCTGATACCTAATTTATTTTTTATTTGATGTTTGGTAAAATCACTAGCACAATGTAATCTACAACAATCAAATACGATTGCATTACCTGGTGTCCAATTATGTGCTGAGTTAAAACTCAAACCCTCTAACCATTTGTCTTTTAAATGTGTTAGATATTTTTCTTTCATAATAGGGTCAAAAGGCTCATCTGTTTTACCTAATACATCTTTATAGTCATTTACAATTGTGTTATAATATGTTTCTACTTCTTTTTCACCATTAAAAAATTTACTTGGTCCGTCAAGATAAACTTGGTCAAAGAAACATAGGTGTGGTTCAGTTTCTCCATCATACTTTAATGGTATATTAAATGCTTTGTATATCTTAGGCCATTTTTCTCTATTATCATCATTATGAATAATATGAGGTCTTTCAACATAAAAATACATTCCGTAATATATTTCTGAATCAGGATATAAATTATTAATCTTATCTGTTATTTTTCTCATAACAGGCAATTTATAGTTTGTTATTGCAGAGGTAATAGGACCTGTATTTTTATGTACTTTATTTTCAGCCTTATTAAATATTTCTATTAACTCTATTATATCATCTTTATTAATAAAATTTTCTATATAATAGGTTTCTTCTAACCTATCTAATATAAAATCTTTGTCTTCTTGTGTTCTAGTGTGCATGTTGTAAATTACTAATTAGTTTTTGAACATTAGCTGATGTAAACGGCACATTAATAATTAGGTGTGTGCTTTTTTTAGCCCAACTCATAGTTCTATGAACCTTTTTTGTATTGACATAATAAGGTCTACCATGTTCTATCATCATTTTTTTATTATCATGTATCCAATCATAGTTCATAGGTTCACAATCTTGTAAGAATACAGCAATTCTAAATGAATCTCTAGGCATAGTAGGATGGTCTCTGTGTGGTACAAAATATCCACCAATACCACTTCTAACTAAAAATGTTCTACCAAGTGGAGAAAATTCATTTAATAATTCATGTAAACTAGGTAATTTATCATATGCCATTGTAGGCATATTAAAATCAGCCTCATGTAATCTTTTTCCTGCCTCAACACATGCTTGTGCTAAACTAGGATTATCTTGATGTGTTTTACCAGGAAGATTTGTGATTGCTAGACCTTTTCTGTTATTAGGCCTATCTTCTCTAGGTAAATAATCTACCCATTCAGATTCTAATTCTTTTATTTCTTTTTGAAATTGTTTATAGTTAATTTTTATTTTTAATGGTTCCCAATCACCAACACTTAATAGTGCTAATTCATCAGCAACTGTTTCTAAATTAACTTTTGATGTGTCGTAAATTGCAGACTTACCACTTACACCTTTTTTTACTATAACATTATCTACCATTATATACCTCTTATCTATTTATATGTGATGTATTACAAGAGATTTTTTGTTTCTATTTGGACCTCTTAAATCATCAGCAGGATTATTACCATGGTCAAATCCATGTTTCACACCATCTTTAAATACTTCTCTACCAGCAAAAAATAATTTATCTGTTATAGTTTCAGTATCATATTTGTCAATATAACCTATACCTAATAATATATAACAAAAACCATTTTTATCTAATTTTTTAGCAACTGCTTTTTCACTCATACATCCTTGAAAACCAGTATTTAAACCTTGTTCCTCAGCCGCTAACATTGCTGTAGTAGCTGAAACCATAATATCTCTACACAAATCATCATCATCTATTCTAGGCGTATCTTTTTGATAACTAACTTTCTCTCTCTTACCAATAAATGCTAAAACAATAGGAGCTAAACATTGTCCGTTATATCTTCTATTACCAATCGGTCCTTCTTTACCTCTAGTGCCATCAATACAATAAGAATTTTCCCAATATATCCAACTTTTTATATCTTTTGATTTTTCACTATCACCTAAAACACAAATCTCATAATCAAAAGAACCTTGTTTTGACGGTACAGTTGACGCACAGTTTAATATATAATCCAATTTATCTTTTTCAACTGGTTTATCTGACCACCACTTTGCAGTAAATCTTTTTTCAAGTAATTCTTTCAACATACAGTTATTTATCTTGTATAAATATACCTATATTATATAAAGGAGTAAATTATGAGTACAGTAATGATTGATGGCAAAGATTACGAAGTTGCTAAATTGAGTCCTGAATTACAAAACTATCTTGTAGTGAGACAAGAAATTCAGGCTTCAAAAGTGAGACATAATCTTGAGCTTGAAAAAATTGATGTGTTGACGACACATTATAACAAAAAAATTGCAGAATTAGTAAAAAAAGAAGTACCGGAAGAGAAAAAATAAATGGCAGCGATAGCTAACTTATCAGTAGACCAAGGCGCAACTTTTACCTCAGATGTTACAGTAAAAGACGCAAATGGTAATCCTTTTAACTTAACAGGATATACAGCGTTAGCTAGAATGGCCAAAGGTTATTCATCAACAAGAACAAGAACGAATATTACATGTACAGTAGCTGCTGACGCAACTTCTGGTGTGATATCGTTAGCTTTAACTGCCGACCAGACAGCCGCTCTGGAAGAAGGCAGATATGTGTATGATTTAGAGATATTACAAACTTCAAGTAGCACTATTACTAGAGTTATTGAAGGCATTATAAATGTGAGACCACAGGTTTCTATCTAACTCAACTCTTTTTTGTTATAAATATAGATACAGGAGAGAATAATGCCAGATATTACAGCTAAGATTAATGTAAATACCACATCAGGTCCACAGCAAGTAAGTGTGGCACTACCCTCAGCTCAGGCTGCTCAAAACAGTTCTCTTCAATTAAAATTGTTGGGAGATGTTGACACAACATCATTACAGGATGGAGCAATATTACAATATAGGTCAAGTGACGCCAAGTTTGTTGCAAGAAATGAAATAGTAACAACTACTGGAACATTGACCTTAAACGCAGGAGCATTTTAGGAGTTTTAGATGGCTACAGTAATTCAGATAAAAAGAAGTTCAGGTACTACTGCCCCGAGTACGCTGAAACTTGGTGAATTAGGTTATACTTATGGAACAGGTACACAAGGTAATCTAGGAGATAGATTATTTGTAGGAGAGGGTGGCGTTGACGGTTCAGGTGACGCTAATAATATTTCAGTAATTGGTGGTCAGTATTTTACAGACATGTTAGACCATGTTGCTGGTACACTTACAGGAAATTCAGCACTCATAGCAGATTCAAACTTAGCAATTGACCAAGTCATTGTTGGTAATTCTGCTACAGTAGGTGGTACTGTTAAGTTAAACGAGGGTACAAACAACGGAACAAATTTCGTAGGACTAAAATCTCCTAACGCATTATCAAATACAGTTACATTTACATTGCCAGGCGGAGACGGTTCTGCTGGTCAATTTTTAAAAACAGATGGTAACGGAGCTTTAGACTTTGCTACCGTAAACCAATTCATAGATTTAGCAGGTAATTCAGGAACAGATACTTACAATACTTCCGAAACACTTACATTTTTAGGTTCAGGTGGTTTAGTTCAAACTGTTACAGATAATACTGTAACTGTAACTGCCACAGCATTAACAAATGCAAACTTATCAGGTAGTGCAGCTATATCAAATGCTAATCTAGCAAATCCTACAACTACTTTAGGTAACTCTACATTAACATTAGGTGCAGCTACAACAGACATTGCAGGATTAACCTCTTTAGTTGTTGATAGTATCACAATTAACGGTGCTACAGTTTCAACAACTGCTAGTAATACTGATATTGTTTTCTCTCCTCACGGAACAGGAACAGTTACAGTACCAAGTGGTTACGAAGACAGAGCAGGATTTACAACACAATCTTTAGCAAACAAAGCTTATGTTGACCAAGTTGCACAAGGACTTGACGCTAAACCATCAACAAGAGTTGCTACTACAGCAAACTTAACGGCAACTTATTCAAACGGTACTGCCGGTGTTGGTGCAACATTAACAAACTCTGGTTCACAAGCTGCTTTCGCAGTTGACGGTGTAACGCCAAGTCAAAATGATAGAGTTTTAGTTAAAGACCAAACAACAGCTGCTCAAAACGGTATCTATATTTTATCAACTGTAGGTTCAGGTTCAGCAAATTGGGTTTTAACAAGAGCAACTCCTGAAGACCAACCTGCTGAATTATCAGGTGGTTCATTTGTATTCGTAGAAGAAGGTACTGCTAACGGAGATAACGGTTATGTATTTACTCACACAGGCGCCCCTACTTTCGGTACAACAGCATTAGATGTAACACAATTCTCTGGTGCAGGTCAAATAAATGCAGGTGCAGCTTTAAGTAAAACTGGTAACCAAATGGATGTTGAAGTTGATAACTCATCTATTGAAGTTAACGCAGACGCATTAAGAGTTAAAGCATTAGGTATTACAAATGCAATGTTAGCAGGTAGTATTGATGGTGCGAAGATAGAAAACTTTGTATTTACAGACGAAAGTTCTACACAAGGTGCAGTTCAAATTGGTAATGCAATGGAATTTTTAGCAGGCGAAGGTATTAATACAACTGCTTCATCTGGAACATTAACAATTGCTGGTGAATTAGCAAGTACATCAAACATTGGTGTGGCTAAATTTACATCCGATAATTTTTCAGTTGCTTCAGGTGATGTTTCTATCGTAACAGTTGACGGAGGTTCATTCTAATGAAACTATGGACAAAAATTAAAAATTGGATTACAAAACCTTATTTTAAACCTTTGGTTTTAAAAAAGGATTGGGAAATTAACACAGATTTAAAACACCTAAAAACACAAACTAAAGCTGAGTTAGAAAAACTTGGTAGAAAAATAGGTGTAGAATTAGACAAAAGACATACTAAAGATAAACTTATAAAGCAGATTAGAAAACATAGTAAGTAATGGCTACAGTAATAAAACCAAAAAGAAGTGAAACGGCACTTGCTGTACCAGCTGCAAACGCATTAGCAGTAGGTGAGTTAGCAGTAAATGTTACAGACGGTAAGTTTTATACAAAAACAACAAGTAATGTTGTTAAAGAAATTGGTGGTGCAGGTTCGGTTACCTTACAAGATGTTGTAACTAACGGCGCTAGTTCAAATGTAGATATTCTTTTAGACGGTTCTAATTTAGTCTTTGAAGGTTTTTTAGCAAACGCATACGAAACAACTTTAACGGCTCAAGAGCCAACAGTTGATAGAACAATTACTTTACCTAATATTACTGGTACTGTAATTACAACAGGAAATTTAACAGTAGATGGAACACCAACAGGTGATGTGCTTGTTGGCGAGGGAGATTCTCTCGCATTTTCTATCGTATTTGGAAGTTAAGATATGGCAAGTGCATTTAAAAACGCAGGTATGACAGTTGTAACAACTAATAACTCTAGTGCTAATTTATATACGGCACCATCAAATGGTACAGCAGTTATACACGCATTATATATATCAAATAAAAGTGTTACAAATTATGGTAATGTTGATGTAAAAGTAACTACAGACGGTGGTACAACCTTTCATCATGTTGCAAAGTCAACTCAAATTGAACCAGAAAACACTTTAATACTTGACAAACCACTTAATTTAGAGTCAAATGACATATTGAGAATAGTTGGAGAATTAAACTCTGATTCGTCTCAACCAGAATTGGAAGCAGTAGCTGCTATTTTAGAAGTTACATAATAAAAGTATTATAAATAGTATTTAAGGAGTTAATGAATGGCGTATTTAGTAGATAAGAAATCAGATACAGGTATCTTTAGTAGTGCCCAATCTGCCTTTCATGGTCTAAAAGTTGAAAGACGAACATTCTTAAATGATGGTCAAGCTGACGAAGGCATATTAACTTATACAAAGGCTTTTATGTCTGACCCAAATGTTGCAATTAGTTTGGCAGATTATGGTACTCCTTATAATGGTGTTGATGACGCTAATAGTGGTGACGCAAACCAATATAATAGAACATTAATATCGAACCAAGGTACAGAATTAGCTGATGGTAGAACACCAGGCTCAAGAGCGTATGATGGTGTTCGTTTTGATAATAGTAAACTGACTTATTATATGAACGCAGACGGATTTCTAGTTGCTAGATATTTCGCAGACTTCACATATAATACAGGAGCAGCAGGAAATACAAGGAATTATACAACATAGGATAACAAATGGCAGATTTCGTATTAGGGAGAATTAAATTTGTATGGAAAGGCGCATGGGCAGCTACGACTTCCTATATCGCTGATGATGTTGTAAGATATGGTGGTAACGCTTTTATAGCATTAGCAAACCACACATCTTCAGCAACTTTTGAAGCAGATTTATCAGCCAACCCAACAAAATGGCAAAAAATGGTTGGCGGTGTCGAATACAAAGCTGACCACGCAAACTCAACTTATTATAAAGTAGATGATATCGTAAAATATGGACCAACATTATGGGTATGTACAACAGCCCATACTTCAGCGTCAGCAGTTTTAGATACGACAAAATTTTCGGTATTTTTACCAGGTCTTGAATTTGAGGATTCATGGGCAAGTGGTACACAATACCAACAAGGAGATATTGTAACTTACGGCGGTTATCAGTATGTTGCAGAAAGAAATAACATTGGTCAAACACCGATTGATTCAGGTGCTGATTGGGAAGTAATTACTACTGGTTACAGTATGCAAGGAACATGGGCTTCCGGTACTGCTTACAAAACTGGTGAAGTTGTCCAATACGGTGGTAACACATATGTATTTAAAGTTGCTACAACAGCAGGTCAATTACCAACTGATACATCAAAAGCAGATTTATTAGTCGAAGGTGTTTCACTAAAAGGTACTTACAGTTCAGGTACTGCTTACAAAATTGGTGAAGTTGTAATTTCATCTAGTTCAACTTATAGAGCAAAAATAGATACAACAGCAGGTCAAGCACCAGGAAATGAAGTTGATAATACTCAATGGGCAGTCTTTGTAAAAGGTGCTCCATCAGGTGTATTCACTACACAAGGTGATATGGCTGTACAAGGTTCAGCTGGTCCTGAAAGACTACCAATTGGTAGACAAGGAGACAGATTAAGAGTTAACGCTGCTGGTAATGGATTAGAATATTTTGAAGAAAGTTCAGGTAACTCTTTACATGTTTCTCCAGAAGGATTAGACACAAATCCAGGAACAGAAACTTTACCTTTAAAAACAATTAAAAAGGCTTGTCAACTTGCAGGTTCAAATGGTATTTCTCAAATATCAGGTATAGCAGGTGGTACAGGCGGAACACCAGGCACATATAGAAACATATCTATTACAGGTGGTTCATCTACAGGTGCTACAGCAGATGTTGTAACAGACGGTTCATCCGTAGCTTCAGTAACAATCATTAATAACGGTACAGGTTGGGCTGAAGGAAATACTGCTACGATTGCAGGTTCAAGTTTAGGTGGCGCTTCAAATGTTACCTTTTCAATTGAAACGGTAGCAGGCGGTGATACTATTCGTGTTCAAGCAGGTACTTACGAAGAAACTTTCCCAATTAGAGTTCCACCACAAGTTACTTTACTTGGTGACTCATTAAGAGCTACAAAATTAGAACCATCAGCTGGTAATTCTACAGAGGTATTAACAGTCGGCACAGTAGGTGCCAATGACGCTTCAAGAACACCAGGAACATATTCAAATGTTCTTGCTACAGCAACAAGTGGTTCGGGTGTAGGTTTAAGAGTTACAGTAGTTATTGATGGTTCATCTACAATAACAGTTACACCAACTCACGGCGGTTGTTACTTTGCAGTTGGCGATACGATTTCAATACCTGATAACTTATTAGGTTCAGGTGGCGGTGCAGCTTTAACAGCTGCTGTTGCTTCAGTAAAAGCAAACAATGTAACATCAATGTTCCTAGTTAACAATGCCAATTACATATCATTTATGACTATGCAAGGTATGACTACAGGTGCAAATGTTGTTTCACTTGACCCTAGTGGTGCAATTTCAACTGCTTCACCTTATATTCACAACTGTACATCTGTAAACACAGGTACAACTGGTATGATGATTGATGGTAATGCTCATACAAGTGGTAACAAATCAATGGTTGCCAATGACTTTACTCAAATCAACACAGACGGTAAAGGTGTTTCAGTTATCAATGGTGGTAGAGCTGAGTTAGTATCAGTCTTTACATACTATTGTGATAAAGGTTTCAACACAGAATCAGGTGGTACAATTCGTGCCCTTAACTGTTCAAACGCATACGGAGAATACGGTGCTTTTGCAACAGGTGTAAGTGCGACTGAAACTGCTGATGAAGTTCAGGTAAGAGGTGGTCAAATTCGTTTCCAAAATTTACAAGGAAACATTGCTACGGCTACAGTTGCTGAAGGAGACACTTTAACAGGTGCTGTTTCAGGTGCAACAGCAACAGCAATTGATGTTGTACAATCTACTAGAAAAATAAAAGTAGAAGGTGGTAACGGAAAATTCTTCTCACCAGGAGAAACAGTCAATGTTACTGGTGGTTCTTCATACAACTTTAAAGTATCAGTAACGGCTACAGATTTAACAGACGCTGCTACAAAAACAATTACAGGTGCAACAGCGGCTAATCCAGTTGTGATTACTTCAAATGGTCACGGATTAAATAACGGTAACAAAATTGTTATCTCTGGTGTTGTTGGTATGACACAATTAAATGGTAATACTTACTATGTACAAAATGCTACAACTAATACATTTAGTTTATCATCAAATACAGACCCAGCAGTAGTAACAAATGTTGATGGTTCTGGTTATACAGCATACGGTTCAGCAGGAACAATTACTCCTAAAATACCGACAACTGGACAAACTGGTTTCTTATTTGAAGTAGATAGTATATCAACATTATTATCAAGTGCAACAGCAGTTGTTGTAGGTTCAAACTTACAGTTTGCTGGTGACTCACAATATTATCGTGTAACTGCTGTAACAAATACAGATACAACAAACAAACAGGCTAAATTAGCTATCACTCCTGAAAGAACGGCTTTTGCGCCTGACAATACAGAGAT